AGCAGAAATTCGTGCGAAACTTCAAGAAGCACAATCAAAGTCCACAGGACAATCCACCGGCGGTGGAGACAACGCAATTTACCCACATTGGAACATGCAGGAAGGCAAAGAAGCTGTCGTACGTTTCTTACCTGACGGTAATTCTAACAACACCTTTTTCTGGGTAGAACGTGCGATGATCAAACTAGAGTTCGCTGGCATCAAAGGCGAAACCGATAGTCGTAAAGTACAAGTCCAAGTACCCTGCGTTGAAATGTACAACGATGGCTCAGTCTGTCCAATTCTTTCAGAAGTCCGTGGTTGGTTCAAAGACAAGAGTCTAGAAGAAATGGGTCGCAAGTATTGGAAGAAACGTTCATACATTTTCCAAGGCTTTGTAGTTGAGGACGTTCTCAAAGAAGAAAAAACTCCAGAAAATCCCATCCGTAGATTTATCATCGGACCTCAGATCTATCAGATCATCCGTTCAGCATTGATGGATCCTGAGTTGGAAGAGTTGCCAACTGACTATATGCGTGGTGTAGACTTCCGTATCGCTAAAACATCAAAAGGTGGATTTGCTGACTACTCTACATCAAAGTGGAGCCGTCGCGAACGTGCGGTCTCAGATGCTGACAAAGCAGCCATCGAACAGTTCGGTCTGTTTAATCTATCAGATTTCTTACCCAAGAAACCTACTGATGTTGAGTTAAAGGTTATGAAAGAAATGTTCGAAGCATCTGTAAATGGTGATGCCTATGACATGGACCGTTGGGGACAATACTTCCGTCCAGCAGGAGTAAGTGCTGCGACTGGAGATCCCAATAAACCGGTAGCAAAAGTCGCAGCTTCTGCGGCAGACGAGGACGATGCTCCTTTTGATACTGCTCCGGCTGCCCCAGCTCAAACAGCAGCTCCGGCAGCTGCCAGTAACGAATCGGCTAGTCGTGCGCAAGACATTCTTGCCATGATCCGTAATCGTCAGAAGCAATAACAGCTAAACAGTAGAGTGCGAGTCAACCTCGCACTCTCTTTAGACACAGGACAATAATAATGGCAAAAGCATTTGATATTTCTAAATTTAGAAAGTCAATCACTAAGAGCATTGAAGGGCTTAGTATTGGCTTTAATGACCCCACAGATTGGGTTTCAACTGGCAATTTCGCACTCAACTACTTGATTAGTGGTGACTTCCATAAAGGAGTTCCGTTAGGCAAGGTCACAGTATTCGCGGGCGAGAGTGGCGCAGGTAAGAGTTATATCTGTTCAGGCAATCTTATTAAAGCAGCACAGGCACAGGGAATCTATCCTATCTTGATAGATACAGAAAATGCTCTTGATGAGGATTGGCTTAAAGCTCTTGGAGTAGATACCGCTGAAGATAAACTACTCAAACTCAACATGGCAATGATTGACGATGTAGCTAAAACTATCACAGAATTTGTTGCCGAGTACAAGCAGATGCCCGAGGAGCAACGACCTAAAGTTTTATTTGTGTTAGATAGTTTAGGTATGCTACTAACGCCTACGGATGTCAATCAGTTTGAAGCAGGCGATCTAAAAGGCGATATGGGCCGTAAACCTAAAGCACTTACAGCATTGGTTCGCAACTGTGTAAACATGTTTGGTTCATTAAATATCGGGCTAGTAGCGACTAATCACACCTACGCAAGTCAAGATATGTTTGATCCAGATGACAAAATTTCCGGAGGACAAGGTTTTATCTATGCTTCAAGTATTGTTGTGGCCATGAAAAAACTCAAGCTCAAAGAAGACGATGATGGAAATAAGATCACCGAAGTTCGCGGTATTCGTGCAGCCTGCAAGATCATGAAAACACGCTATGCTAAACCATTTGAAAGTGTGCAGGTTAAAATTCCTTATGAAACAGGTATGAATCCATATAGTGGACTGGTCGACCTGTTCGAAGCCAAAGGTATGCTCAAGAAAGAAGGAAACAGCTTAGTTTACACAACTAACGACGGAGAGATCATCAAACAATTCCGCAAGGCCTGGGAACGAAATGAAAATACCGGCCTAGACCTAATGATGCAAGACATTTCTAAACATGGTGAAAAATCCGAATCTGAGATAACTACAACTGTTAAATCCGATTTGGAGGTCACTGAATGAAAGAAGATTTGATCGCAGATATTTGGACTCTGGTTATCGAACATATTCCAGAAAAGCATAGAAAAGATCTTGCTGCAGATTTTGTCAACACATTACTCGATTATGGCATTAAAGAATCTACATTACAGAGTCTATTAGGTATTGATGACTACTTAGATGGTGCTATAGAATACAGTATCGATGATGAAGAAATCGAGGAAGAAGATGAAGAATATGGCTACGACGATGAGGAATAAATGAATTGGTATGATCGGGTTTCAAAAGATATCTCACAGATTCCAGATGCTGTGGCATACTATGAGGCTGAGCTTTTAGCAGCAAAACAGGATGCCCGTATAGCAGGAAACATCGAACGTGCTAGTGCATCAATGCCCGGTATCGTAGAGAACCGATTCAATCAACTTCAAGAGATTGAAGGTATTTTAGAATATTTGAATATTGAACTAAGACGTCTTCGTAGTCAACACTTTCGTAAATATCTTGAAAACTATCAACGTTCTTTAAGCTCTAGAGATTGTGAAAAATTTGTAGAGGGCGAAGCCGACGTTGTAGACTTTGAAAAGATCATCAATGATTTTGCTTTGCTCAGAAACAAATGGCTTGGTATTATCAAAGCCTTAGATATCAAGCAATGGCAATTGTCAAACATCGTCAAATTGCGTACTGCAGGACTAGAAGACGCTACGTTATAATAAATTTAAGAGTAGCGGCCCCAAGAAATTTTATTCCATATTCTTTCATGTAGATAGTAAAGAATGGCCTTGGCGAAGAGATCTGCTATCCCTACAGCTGATGATACAACAACATCATTAGTAAGAATAAATGCAATAGTAAATGTAGCAATAGAACCAAAAATACGATAACTAATTGCTTTGACTATTGATCGAGAATTTTTTTCACTCAAGACCCATTTCCTTTCGAATTTTTGTAGCAGATATAGAATGAGTCTCGGCATCAAATATTTCTTGTTCTATTTTATATCCTACATCTCTGCCGTAGGTGATGTTTACTATATTAGGAACAACAACTATTTCATACTGTCCTTGAAATAAAGGATCTAAATCTCTACGGATATTTTCTTTAACTTCTCCCCAGCTGAAAGGATTAGTTTGATTCCATCCCTGGCAGTCACGAATCATAATGCAGACTTGTCCGGTTTTTTCTATAGCACGTTCAAATAGAGCTCGATGACCTGCATGCCATGGCTGCCAACGACCTAACATTTGAACAGTTTCTTTTCTCCAATCAAATTCTGGTCGTCGACGATTGTCTAAAATGTGATTACCAATAAACTCAGCCCATTTTTCAGCATTCTGTTCTGTGATACGAAAATCATAGACCTCGGGAGAAACAAACATTTTATTTGTATCTTCAAATCTACCTTTTTGTATAGTGTCTACCCATATAGTCCAATCTGCTTTGAAATTGTTTCTCATTTCTGGAATAGGGGCAACAAAATCACAGATCACAAAATCAGATTTTGATTTCTCAGCTAAGTCGTACATTCTATGACTTTGACGAATCCTTCCTTCATAACTGAAATCCCAATCATTAAATTTTTTACGAATATCGTCAGCATTAAACCATTCTACAATAGGATGGCTACGAGACAACGTTTCGGCATCATACCTATATATAGAAGATTCTAGGAATTTTTTTAGAGCCGTAGCTAGATATGTTTTTCCCGAACCGGGCAAGCCCATGATTAAAATTTTTTTCATAGAAGATCCTCTGTGTTTTATTTATAAGCATTATATGGTCAGATAAATATTTGAATGAAAATCTTAGTTACAGGCGGATTAGGCCTTATTGGTCACAATGTAGTGAAAAAACTAGAACATCAAGGTCACGATGTTGTAATATCGGACACCCGTACCAATTATGGAATTATCCCGCAAGAAGAAATAAACTACCTAATCTCAGAAAGATTAAAACATATTCGAACTGATAGAATACACAGAGTAGATATCAGCGATAGAGAAGGAGTTGACTGGTTGTTTAGACATTATCGTCCAGAAGCAGTCATCCACTTAGCTTCGTTTCCTAGACAAAAAGTTGTGAACTCTGATCCAGCAAAGGGAGCTGAAGTTATGAGCGAAGGATTGCTGAATCTTCTCGAAGCCGGAGTTAAATACCAGATAGATAGATTCATGTATGCCAGTAGCAGTATGGTCTACGGTGATTTTAAAGATCATGTCGCTGAAGATGCAGAATGCAGACCGCAAGGGCAATATGGTATTATGAAACTAGCAGGAGAGTGGCTTGTTAAAGATTATTCGCGCCGTGGGCATTTTGATCATACTATTTTCCGTCCTTCTGCTGTATACGGAGAACTCGATGTTGAAGATCGTGTTATTTCAAAGTTTTTGTTGACAGCTATGCGTGGCGGAATTCTTAAAGTCAACGGCATAAATGAAACTCTCGACTTTACCTATGTTGATGATGCTGCTAATGGATTTGTTCAGGCATTGTCTACAACTGTTACAAAAAATAAAACCTACAACATCACTAAAAGCCACAGCAAGACACTCTACGAAGCTGCTAAGTTGGCAGTAAAACTAGCAGGTCAGGGAACTATCGAAGTTAGAGATAAAGATCAAGATTTTCCCAGTCGCGGAGCCTTAGATATCACTGCTGCTCGTAGAGATTTTTCTTTCGATCCCAAGATAGATATCGAAGAAGGGTTTGAGCGGTATTATCGTTGGCTAAGTAAATCAGCATATTGGCGAGAAAATTTATGAGAACATTCAGAGTAGTTACCAGTCAGCATCGGCCCTATTACGATCTAATAGGCAAAGATTGCATTAAAACTTTTTTAGAATTTTGGCCTAAGGAAATTAGTATAGAATTGTGGGCAGAGGGATTTGTTCCCGACATAGAAGATCCTAGACTAATTGTTAAAGATTATAATAAAGTAAATCCTAGATGCGAAATCTTCTTAGAAAAAATGAGACCTTTTCTGCAAATACATAAACATCATATGAAAGAAAAGTTTTGGAAGAAAGGTCATGTTGTGCTATCGGCAATGGAAGAATGTGAACAAGACATCTTTATCTGGTTAGACAGTGATGTTATTACTCATGCCAATATTCCTATGAAATTTTTTGAAAAATTGATACCAGAGGATTGTCTATCTGTAGATATTCCTGCTGGTGGAAAAGTTGACGGTAAAGAAGCAGAAACAGGATTTTTTATGTTAAACAAGAAACATGAAAAAGCCCGACAGATTATTGACGACTATAGACTCTGCCACACTGATATAGATGCAATGCAGACGGCATCTAGATTATTAGAAACTGGTGTGTGGTGGAATGCTATTAAACGAGCTGAATCGCAGGGTGCTAAAACTTTTCACTTTCCTACAGCGGTAAATTCAATCGTTCCCTTTATGGCTACTGACCTGAGCAAATATATGCGCCATTGGGTCACACCAAAAAATAAAAATCAATACCAGTCAGGAATTAAAGATAAAACTCTAGAGGAAAGATAATAGTTAAAACTATTGATCAATAGTTTACTGTTCCCCAAAGATTTTTATTTCTTCCACTGTAGTGATCACAATAATTTCCGAAAGTTGTATCGGACGGATTCCAATCGTGGGAATTTAAATTATTGTATCTAATATTTAGATCATAAAATAATCTGCTCCATAATCCTTGATCCATAAATTCCCAATCTTTAGAAATATATTCTGATAAAACGACTGCTCTAGTCTTATCTAAAATTTCTCTTGTAAAATACATAAAACCGGTATTGATATATCTATCTCGAGGAATTCCTAATCTTTCGGCAAGAGCATCAGCATCTCCCGGATCAGTAACTGCACTAAATTTATCTCCTAACAGATCAAAAATATTTGGAGCGTTATCTTTTATAATATAGTCCGAATCAAAATATACTATTCTGTCATATTGACTAAAATCATATACTTTTAATTTCTGATATGCAACGTGCTTTCCGCTAGCAGGAACCCAATCATCACTTTTTTCTATTACATAGTAATCGGCATTACATCTATCGGCATACTTTTTAGCCATACGTTGACTAGTTTCATACATTTCTTTAATATAACCAAAAGTTTTGGCTACTTTTTTCTTCCGGTCATTAGGAATATTTAATTGGTATACTAAATTTTTTTTCATAGAATACTTTCTAATACGCTAACAATCATAGTTTCAAAACCAGTTTGCCTTTCTGTCGGGCTCATAGGTTCGTGTTTCCCATTTAAATGATCGCTAACGGTGTTTACAGATAAGGCTTTCTTTTTAAATCGCATAGCAAGACTATACAATACATGAGTTTCCATTTCTACTGCTAGTATTCCTAGATCTGCCATTTTTTTCCACCAGTCTTCCTGAGGCTGATAAAAATAATCGTTACTGGTGATTGATCCTACCCAGTACCTAGTTTCTGTGGGAATGCATTTAACATAGTTACGCAATAGTTGATAGTCTGCACAAGGAGCAAATTGAAATCCAGGTAATATATCTTTAGTCATAGCACTGTCGGTGCAGGCAGTCATGGCAACTACGATGTCATTGAGATGTACTTCTTCAGAGATACCTCCACAGCTACCTACTCTGATTATATTATCTACTTGATAGATATTATACAGCTCATGAACATAAATTCCTAAACTAGGCTGACCCATACCGCTAGCCTGCACACTAACGGGTTTGCCTTTATAGGTTCCGGTATAGCCTAGACAATTTCTCACAGAATTGACAAGTTTAGGATTGTCAAAATATGTTTCGGCAATCCATTTAGCTCTGAGAGGATCACCCGGTAATAATACCGTAGATGCATAATCACCGATCTTTGCTTCATTGTGCGGAGTCATTTATCACCTTATACAGTTCTTTCCAGTTCATAACACGCTCGCCGTCCCATTTCTTGTTATAAGCATGGTCCATAATAACACTTCGGAGACCAACTTGTTGACCGCTAACAGCATGCGATACGCTGTCTTCGATCCAAAAATAATTTTGATTTTTATATCTTTCTGCTAGATGATCTAATTTACCTTTGGTAAAATCTAAACTACAGTCTATATAATCAAATATATCTCCGAATAGATGTCTTAGATTTCTAGCTCTTAGTTTTTGAGCGTACTTGTCGATGTGCAAGCTACTAATAACTTCAAATCTCCAACCGTCGTCGGCTAGTTTTTTAACATATTCTTGCGAATCTCTAAAAGGAGGTAAAAACCCAACTGCTCCACTTTCGTTAAATCTTTTAACGCAGTCTAAAGCTTCGTCCTCTGGAATACCATATCTTACTGTTTGATAAAAAGTATAATCAGTATCGGGTAATCTAAGATAACCTTGTTCGGCCATCCATACATCAAATGCAAAAGCCCAATCTAATAAAACTCCGTCACAGTCAGTGATAATTTTTTTATGCATTTCTTATAAAACGAGTTAGTTCTGGCCAGGTTCCTAAATCTATATAATCTTCTACTTCTATACCTTTGCTCAAGTATAGTGGTGTATTTTTTATTTCATCGACAGTGACTCTTTGACGCAACGTACTTTTTTCCATAAATGCAATACATTGATCGAATGCTCTTTTTCTAAATGCAAAACTACACCAAAAAGCATTAAACCTTTCTAATTTTTCTTCTGGCTTATCTTCATAAGTTTCAATTATGGAATCTTCAGTTACAGACAAAGCTCCTTTGGTTTTAAGCATTGCAGGATTATTTTCTTTTTTATAAAAAAATGTAAATCCCGTTTCAGTCAAACTCGATTCTATGGCTTTGAATAAATCAACCCCTGGCGATAACTGCATTAGTGTATCTGGTAGCAACACTACATTATGTTCACCAAATAGATGCTTGGCGCTTTTTATTGCTCCGGTATATTCTTGCTCGTTGGGATTTTGATAGGTAAAACTAATATTAAATCTGTCTTTATATTTAGAAAGATATTTGACAATATCCAGTTTGAATTCGTTAAAGACTATTATAAATTCTACGTCTTTTCTACCGTAATCCTTAAAAAAATCAAATGAAAAGTCAATCAAAGATTGTCCCTCACTGACGCGAAGTATTTCTTTGGAATAAGGTAATCCAAGTCTGCTGCCTTGTCCTGCAGCCGGGATAATTACTGTAAGTTTGCTCATAAAGTTATTTATGCGCAGTTTATTCTACTAAATATCTTACAATTTTAAAACTAAATCTATGAAAACTATTGTTCTAATTACTGGAGGGTTTGACCCTATCCATTCAGGGCACATTGCCTATCTCAACGAAGCTAGAAAGCTAGGTGACATTCTAGTAGTAGGAGCTAATTCTGATGATTGGCTAAAAAGAAAGAAAGGTAGAGAATTTATGCCTTGGGAAGAACGTGCTAGTGTACTATCGGCAATCAGCGGTGTCGATCGCGTGATCAACTTTAACGACGATGATGGATCTGCCAAAGATGCTATCAGGAAGGTAAGAGAACTATATCCTAAAGATAAGATAGTCTTCGCCAACGGCGGAGATCGAACTGATAATAATATTCCAGAAATGGACATTCAAGATAACGATCTTAAATTTGTCTTCGGTGTAGGCGGATTCCATAAATCAAATTCTAGTTCCTGGATCTTACAAGAATGGAAAGCACCTAAGACTGAACGTCAATGGGGTTACTATCGAGTACTACATGAAAATAGTTCAGAAGTTAAACTTAAAGAATTGACTGTGGAGCCCGGAAAACAACTCAGTATGCAGCGTCATGCTGATCGAGCTGAACATTGGTTTGTCGCAGAAGGCACCGCAACAGTCTATACCATAAACAGAAAAAGCGATTCAGAACTACTAGGAGTTTTCAATAAATTTCAGCATGTACATATCAATCGCACCGAATGGCATCAACTAGCCAATGAAGGTACAGAGCCGTTGAAGATGATTGAAATCCAATACGGTGAACGCTGTGTCGAAGAGGACATCGAACGTCGATGATGAATAACTGGATTTTCCTTAGCAAGGACGGCAAAGATGAATACATCAATATGTTTGCCATGGGCTCTAAAGGAAGGATCATCAATACCGATGATTTTAATTATGATGACAGCGAAGATCCTATAATATTGAGAGGTATTCTCAAACATAAGATCATGAAAAAATGTTGGCTGTATGGCAGAGACTTTTATTTCATGGACACTGGATATATGGGTAATCTTCCAGGACCTCTGAATCCCATGGGATGGAAATACTGGCATCGTATAGTAAAAAATGATCTACAACATGACGAAATCATATCAAGACCTGATGATCGATTTCGCAAACTAGCCGTACCTATCCATCGATGGAAGAAGGGCGGTCGTAAAATTCTAGTAGCCAAGCCTGATGAAAAGCCTATGAAGTTTTATGATCTAGACCTAGATCAGTGGATGGAAGAAACTGTCAATACTATAAAACAATACACTGACCGACCTGTGGTAATCAGAGAAAGAGTCAAGAGTAGAACAGACCGAGTAGTATCTAACACTCTCAAAGAAGCTCTAGATGATGACGTACATTGCCTGGTGACATTCAACAGTAATTCAGCAACCGAAGCTGTGCTATACGGTTATCCTGCCTTTACTCTTTCATCAACACATGCTGCTAAGCCTGTGACTAGCCAAGATCTCAGCAAGATCGAAACGCCATTTTACCCAGATAAAGATTTGGTACACAGATGGGCTAGTCATTTGGCCTATGGTCAATTTCATATCAACGAACTAAAGGACGGCACTGCCTGGAGAATTTTAAATGAACAATGATATTTCAACTGTATATGTGGGGTATGATTCCCGAGAAGAAATTGCCTACAAAGTCTGTGAGTACTCGATACTAAAACATACTCCAGGTGCTGAAGTAAAACCTTTGAAACAACAGAGTCTCAAAGCTGAGAATTTTTATTGGAGACCTGCCGATCCTCTCAGCAGTACAGAATTTACCTTCACTAGATTTCTAGTTCCCCATCTACAAAATCATGAAGGATGGGCATTGTTCTGTGACTGTGATTTTGTATGGGACGGCAATCTATCAGAATTATTTGCCATGGCTGATCCTCAATATGCAGTTATGGTAGTCAAACATGATCATCAGCCCAAGAATGAAGTTAAAATGGACGGCTGTCAGCAGGCTACCTATCCTAGAAAAAATTGGAGCAGTTGCATTCTATGGAATTGTGCTCATCCATCGCATTTAAAACTATCATTGGAAGATATCAATACCAAGCCCGGGGCTTTCCTACACAGATTTCAGTGGTTAGAAGATCACGAGATTGGTGCCCTGGATGTGAAATACAATTTTCTAGTAGGCTGGAACGATGAAAAAGTTGACGGAAAACCTGTAGCCTATCATTGGACCGAAGGCGGACCTTGGTTTCCAAAATATAGAAACTGCGAATACAAAGACATATGGAATCAATACCTTATCGATTATGCTACAGAAATCGGTCGAAACGTTTCTACCATAAACAATCCTATTACTTGGGTTACCAGTTTATCAAGAGATTATTGGAATTATGCAGGACAACACACACTACCTAGCTGGGAAAATCTGCCAGGCGAAGTGGTTTTCATCTGGGATGATAAGCCTGTAGATTTAGGGTTCGGGAGAATCGTAAACTTCTACAAAGAAGTAGTTGGTCCAGGTGATCCTTGGCTGTCTGAAGGAATGGGCGGCACCAAGGCTGACCGATTCTGGAAGAAGAGTCGAGCTCAGGTATGGGCAGCGAGATCATTTAAAGGGCTAGTTGTATGGATTGACGCAGATATTACTGTCACGGAAAAGATATCTAAGACTAGAGCTTTTGAATTATTACATCCAGGCGATAAGGTATGGGCCAGCTTAGACTGCGGAGTTGATTGGCCGCACACCGATGACTGCCCTATCGACACTGGCATAGTAGTATTCAATACCAAGCATACTGAATTTGATCGATTCATTAAAGATTATTCGCTGACTTGGTATAACGGGGACATTTATAAAGTTCCTCAACCCTACGATCATCATGCTGCTAATTTTGTAAGACAAAAATGGGCGATGCATTCGTTCTGTCCTAATTTTAGAAATTGGGCAACAATCCCAGAAGGCTACATCAGCAGATTTGCTATGGAAAATAGCAGTCTGAGAAATCATTTTGTTCATCATTTAGGTATAGAAAAAAAAGCCGCATTGAGTCCAGAAAATCCCGATAGAGCAATAAAGAAAAAAGAGAAAAAATGAAAATAGTTGCCTATACCGCAGTATTGCCACCTAGCAACAAAAATGTTGAAAAGGGGCAGATACTTTATAACTTTGCACAAGGCGTTGCTAATTCTGGCGACACTATTGTTGTACACAATGAACCCACAGTAATAGACTCCGACGTGGCGTTGAGTGTTGGCTGGGTACACGAAAACAGCAAAGATACTCCCCACCTCGTGTTTAGAAAAAAGATAATTGATCATCAATTGTCACGGAATAAAAAAATACTGCTGGCTGATTCTAATCTGTTCCTTTATAAAAATACAGAAAATCCACTACATTATCTTAGATATAGTTTCAACGGAATTTTTCCAAATACAGGCATATACTGTGACGACAATCCAGATCCTTCGAGATGGCTTAAAATCAGCAAGGATACTGGAGTCGATCTAAAAGATTATAGAACTACCGGCAGCCATATTCTGTTGTGCTTACAGCGCAACGGTGGTTGGAGCATGGGTGGATATGATGTGGTTGACTGGACCGCACAGACTATCAAAACTATTCGAAAATATTCCGACAGAGAAATTATAATAAGAGCCCACCCCGGTGATAAAGGATCAAAAAACTACCTCAGTCCAAATAATCTAATCAGAAAGATAGGAATACTAAAAGGTGTGAGATTGTCTAAACCGGAAACTACGCTAGAACGAGATTTAAAAAACTGCTGGGCAGTAGTCAATCATAATTCAAGTCCTACAGTAGGAGCAGCTATCGAAGGTTATCCTATATTCGTAACTGATCCTCTAAGAAGTCAGTGTAAAGATATAGCAAATCTAGACCTTAGTATGATAGAAAATCCTAACCTACCAGATAGACAGCCATGGATCGAAAGAATTTCCATGTTTCATTGGAAGTTTGACGAAATCATCAGCGGAGAATGTTGGAATCATATGAGAAAGTATGTATGAACATAGAAATCATTACCAGTTTCAACGAAACGTATTATAATCTAATAGGAAAAGATTGTGTAGACTCTTGGTTGAAATATTGGCCAAAAGAATTATCATTGACCTGTTATGTAGAAGGTTTTTCTTTACCTGAGAATAAAAGAATTAAACAGATAGATTTTTCTTGTCTAGATCCGGCATATGAAATATTTCAAAATACCAAAGGTATAGGAGGACAAGAAAGAAAATTTGCAAAAAAATCTTTCAGCTTCATACACGCTATGTATCACAGTACAGCCGATCGAGTAGTATGGCTAGATGCCGATGTAATAACACAAGAAAAGTTACTCTTAGATTTACTATTATCTGTTTTGCCCAATGATGTCCTAAGCACACATATGGGTGTGACGTATCTTACTAATAAAGATGGAACACCTGGCAGATGGTTCGTTCCTGAAACAGGATTTTTTGCTGTCAACACTAGACATGTTAAATTTGATCAGTTTAGATCTGAATATCGTAGGAGATTTGTTGATCATGATAGTTCAAACCTAAGAAGATATTATGATAATGATGTCTACGGATATGTTGTAGAACAAATCGGAGCAAAAGTATTGGATCTTTGTAAAGATTTTAAGAAACCCTATAAAACACCGTTAAAGCATACAGTGTTAGGTCCTTATCTACATCATTATAAGGCCAAAGGCGCCAAAGCCGACTACGCTACCGACTAATCCAATATTTTTCAGTTCTAGGTTTAATAAAATCTGTTCTAGCACTTTTTCCAGTGTTTTTGCGATTGCCTTTGAGATGATCAAGATAAGCACCCCATTCGGAGTTTACCAAAGGATGTCCTTCACCTTTGATTAGACCTCGGCACCAGTCATTCCATTGCCAGTCAGGATGTTGTTTTTTGATTTCTTTACGAACTTCATCAAATACCCAACAGTCGTTCCATTCACTGAATTGAAATAATCTGCCTGTATCATAGGCTCTTTGGAATTCAAATAAAAATTTCTGAGTATTAGGATCTCGTAAGTTCATAGAATACAGACCGCATTCTGTAAACTTTTTTTCTCTGCCTAAAAATCCTAGACCAATATGGGGTTGACTCATCTTTTCGATAAAATGATGAGGTATCGATGTATGACAGACCATGTCTGCATCCATCCAGAACAACAGATCAGCGTCTGTATTTTGAGCTGCGTGACAAACAGAATATACCTTATGACTGAAGCGTATAGCATCCCATCGAAACCCTATACCTGGCTGTTTACCCTTGCGATCAGCAGGTCCAGTGGCTACTTTTCCCAAAGCTCTAGGATCATTACCCCATTTTTTCTTAAATGCTACTAGGTCGGAGCAGGAGCTGTGTAGATCTCTTACTACAAGATTCGTTCCCGTTTCAGTAATTTCATGATCTTCGGGATATACATACAGTGTGATATCTGAAGGCCAGTTCTGTAAAAATGTCTGGATCATTCTCCTTCCATATTTTTCGTAGCCTTCTCTGTGGAAGGTAGTTACCACAGCTTTTTTCATTATTTGCTATATCTCTTGATGTCGGCCTCAACCATCATTTTAACAAGACCGTCGAAATCTGTGCGACGTTTCCAGCCTAGTACCTTTTCTGCCTTAGTAGGATCTCCACACAAGCTGTGTAATTCTGCAGGACGTACAAATGCTGGATTGGTTTCGATGTAGCTTTGCCAATTATCAATACCGGCATATTTAAATGCACGTTCTAATAGATCACCAATAGTATATTGTACTCCGGTGGCAATAACATAATCACCAGGTTGATCTTGTTGTAGCATCAACCACATGGCTTCAACGAAATCACCGGCAAATCCCCAATCACGTTTCGCATCTAAATTGCCTAGCACGATTTTATCTTGTAGACCCATTTTAATACGGGCAACACCGTCTGTGATTTTTCTAGTAACAAATTCTTTTCCTCGAATAGGCGATTCGTGATTAAACAAAATACCATTCGATGCATGTAGACTATAACTTTCACGGAAATTTACAGTCATCCAGTAAGCATACAACTTAGCAACACCATAGGGACTGCGCGGCCAGAAGGGAGTTTTTTCGTCTTGCTTTCCGCCTGAAATTTCGATACTGTTTCCAAACATTTCTGAGGTACTGGCCTGATAATATTTGGTATCGGGGTTGTGCTGTTTAATAGCATTGAGAATGTTTAACACTCCGACGGCATTTACTTCAGTGGTCATTTTGTTGAGATCCCAACTGGCTCCAACAAAACTCTGAGCAGCAAGATTATAAAACTCGTTTGGACGAATAGATTTCACTAAATGATTCATACAGCCATCGTCTGTGATATCACCAGTAATTAGTTCTAAGTTATTTTCGATTCCTAGAAATTTAATATTATCGAGATTGGGATTTGAATATCTTTTTACCAGACCGTAGACTTTGTAGTCTTTTTCTAAAAGCAATTTTGCTAAGTAGGGGCCATCTTGTCCAGTCATGCCCGTAACGAATGCTATTTTTTTCATGGGGATCCTATGCTAAAAAATGTTGAGTATTTATTACTCAAATAACCTCACTAAATTATTTTATAGATATAGAAATGCTTGAGAATTTCTGTGACATGATAACGATAACTGGCTAAAAACTTGTTATAGTCTTTGGTCACAGGTTCCGAGCCACCTATTATAATAAACGGTGAAAATCTTTTCCAAATCGGAGCGATATCCATGATGTGTTGCCGCTTATCTGCGTTTATGACTATGATATCAACGTCAGTCAGCAGCGTGATTTGATCAAAGTTTTCTCTATAAACAACATTTCCTCGACGCAGAGTCTGTTTGTCGTCTATGATAAAGACTGTTTTATAAAAATCTACCAAATCTTCTAAATTACCGAAAGCATCGCCCAATACTAGAACATTTCTAGCTTTCGGATTTAATTTTTTTAGACGTTTTACGAATTTGCTCATAGGATTTAGATTAAATACTCTGATATTTATCGACAGACATGCTCTTCAAACTACATCGATCCAACGGCGCACTGAACAGTCCTGCTATTTTTGCAGCAGTAGAACAGGGTATTCGTGCGGCTGGTCATAATGTCACAGAATCTCAAGCAGATATCGAAGTTATTTGGTCAGTATTATGGCAAGGACGCATGAAGCCTAATCAGTTGATCTACGAACGATGTATAAAAAATAAAAAACCAGTAATGATCATTGAAGTAGGTAATCTAGTTCGAGGGCAGACCTGGCGTTTAAGTTTTGATCATATAAATGGTCTAGGAAAATTTGCCAATGACCGAAATTTAGACTCTGCTAGACCTAAAAAATTAGGTGTTGAATTAAAACCAGAAAAATTTCATAGGTCAGATAAGATCCTTTTGGCCTGTCAACATGAACACAGTCTACAATGGCAATCTCAACCAAGGATGGATCGTTGGGCCGAGTTTATGATAGCTAAAATAAGAGAATATACTGATAGAAAAATCGTAGTAAGGCCTCATCCAAGATCCCCATTCATGCTGAACGTCAAGGGTATTGAAATTTCTAGACCAAAAGCTGTCAAAGGCAGTTATGATAATTTTGATTTTTCTGATGATTTCCACTGCGTTGTGAATCATAATAGCGGCCCGGCCATACAGGCTGCGATGAACGGAACTCCAGTCATAACTGACTCTACTAGCTTGGCCTACCCAGTCAGTGGCACATTGTCTAATATCGAATCTATAAAACTACCTGATAGAGAACAGTGGTTTTTGCGTCTTTGTCACACTGAATGGACCGTACCTGAGATCGTTTCCGGAGTTCCGATAAGTAGATTGGTTGAATCTCTGAATTAAATCCTTGACTTTTTGTTGAGAATTCGCTAAAATGATAATATGTCAAAGCCTTCACACGTAGAAGATATATTTTTAGAATTTTTTGATTTGGTTATACAGGGAAATTTTTCCTTACAGAACCAAGACTTCTCTGCGTCGTTGAGCTTTCATAAACAGATAACCCTAGGTAATCAACTGACCGCTAATCAAGCGAATTTTCTGCTGAAAATATTGAAAAAATATCAGTCAGATTCTAAAATCCACGGACTCGATTACAACGATCAACTGTCACACCCGCTGTGGAAAACAGCTTTTAGGAAATTAGATCTCAGCAAAAAAATATGGATAGAAAATTCACCAGAGCGTGGGATAGAAATACTTTTAAAATTTCCCTTTTCGTTGAAAGACACCTTTGATAAAGAAATTTCCAGCAGAAGAGACGTTTTTTCTTTAGGAAAATGGGATCCAGAAAAAAGACTACGAGTCTTAGAGCTACATGAGTGTAATGTTATTCAGCTCAATGAATTTGTCAACTCACATTCTTTTGAAATAGACGAAAGTTTTAGATTCTTGGTTAGTCAAGTGGAAGAAATATGGGCCGAACAAGAAGAGCTCATACCTCGTTGCGAAATAGTTCGAGGTAAAGTTGAAATTTTTAATTACACTGATGATGCCAAGTCTTTTTTTGAAAAAGCCCGTCAAGAAGATATCAGCAAAGATCTATTTTTAGCCAAAGGCATGGGATACATTCTAAAAAATCAAGAAGAGTCGTCGTCGAAATTAGAAAAAATCTGTAGTATCGATCAGAATTTTTTCTGGTTAAAATCTAATTACGATTTTTTTGAAATTTTTTCTAAAGTCGACGGTGTTTCGGCTGTGGTGTTAGATCGCAATACCAAAGATGTAGTGACTTGGTTGAAAAAATTTGTCGAGGATGCTGACGATTTTGGTATTTCTAGAAATGACATCAAGATCTGTTTCAGAGAGAGCAGTGATGCGCCTTCGTCTCTGAACTCTTGGATAAAAGAAAATCAGCTGGGCGGAAAAGTAGATCAAGGTAAGATACTGATATTTTCCCATAAGCCTGCCAAGTGGTTGTTTAAAAATGATATTGATGTTAAAATTATAGCAGTAAACAGTTTTACTCCGGTAAATGAACCGTTATGTCAATCATGGATAGATTCACATCCGTGTGTGTTCTATATTGGAGATATTAAACCTACAGCTCCGAGGATGAAAAAGATTGTCAACCTGTAAAATCATTATCAAAGACGAAGTCAACATCAAGTGTGATGGTTTGGCCGTTGAAGCACGGAGAAAAATTGTCAACAAACTAAAATACGATCTTCCCTATGCTCGACACATGCCAGCCTACAAGCTAGGTCGATGGGACGGCACAAAAACATTCTTTGGAATAGGTGGAAATGGTTATCTTGCACACCTAGATGTGATCTTGCCTATAATCGAAGAAAGCGGATATGATATCGAAATCGAGGATCTACGTCATCCTATTAAACTAGATCTACAGGCCATTGATGAAAATTATTGGGCTAATCAAGGAAAGACCTGGCCAGAAGGTCACTTAGAAGCAGGCAAACCAATAGTGCTGAGAGACTATCAATACGATGTCGTAAATAAGTTTTTAGAAAATCATCAAAGCCTACAAGAAGTGGCTACCGGTGCAGGTAAGACTATAACTACTGCTACACTCAGTCACTTGTGCGAACCATACGGGCGCACAATGGTAATCGTTCCTAATAAATCACTGGTTGTTCAAACCGAAGAAGATTATCGTAACCTAGGACTAGACGTTGGTGTTTACTTTGGCGATCGCAAAGAATTAAATCGTACACACACTATCTGTACATGGCAGAGCCTAAACGTGTTAGATAAAAAAAGCTATGACGATGATACGCTGTCATTAGCTGAATTCTGCGAAGGAGTCGTGGCAGTAATTATCGACGAAGTTCATCAGGCCAAAGCAGAAGTATTGACAAAATTACTAACGCAGAATTTTAAAAACTGCGTAATTAGATGGGGATTGACGGGAACAGTACCTAAAGAACAATGGGAATTTCAAAGCCTATTAGCCAGCATCGGGCCAGTGATTAACCGAGTCACTGCCTATGATCTCCAACAGAAAGATGTTCTGGCGAATCTAGAAATCAATATTTTACAGACCAATGACGTTCAGGTATTTAGAAGCTATCAAGACGAACACACATATCTAGTCACAGATCAGACTAGACTGGCGTGGATGGCTGAAAAAATCAAAGAAATTTCACTTAGTGGAAATACACTAGTGTTAGTTGGAAGAATAGAAACCGGAAAATTTTTAACTGATAATCTTGTCGATTCTGTTTTTATCAGCGGTGCAGTAAAATTAGACGACCGAAAGGAAGAGTATGATGAAATTAAAACAAGTGATGGCAAGATTATTGTGGCGACTTATGGTGTGGCCGCTGTGGGTATTAATCTCCCAAGGATTTTTAATCTGGTTCTTGTTGAACCCGGAAAGAGCTTTGTCCGCGTTATACAAAGCATTGGGCGAGGCATTAGAAAGGCAGAGGATAAAGACTTCGTACAAATCTGGGATATCACCTCAGCCTGCAAGTATGCTAAAAGGCATCTCACCGAACGTAAAAAGTTCTATAAAGAAGCCAAATACCCCTTTACATTGACCAAGGTATCAGTATGATTTTTAATTTTTTAAACAAAGAAAAGATCAAGTTAGATGCATATACCATAGTCGGCGATCTTATCGATGTAATACCTCCTACTCTTAGTAAAAATAATTTGCCAGAATGGTACAGCAGATTGCCCAAGGGCGGTGAAATACCTAATGTCAGACACTGTTCAGGATTTAAAGACTTACACAATGAAGGAATATTGATAAGAGCATGGTCGGACATGGAAATTGAAATTAGTCCAGACGAGTCCGTAGCATTTGATGTAGCCTGTAAGGATGAACTAAAAGATCCCATCGAAAGACATGATATTAAAAATCAAGCCACTGGGGCTTGGCCCGGATATACTAATCTCAAATTGGTTTCACCTTGGTGGTTCAAATGTAACAAGCCTGTAAAGTGGGCTATGTTACCGCCAGTGTGGCATACCAAAGATCCGCTAGATTGGATGGTGGTTCCTGGTATGTTAGAATTTAAATATCAACATGCCACCAATGTCAATCTGCTGTTTAAATTAAAATCGGAGCCATTTATGGTACGTATCAAAGCAGGACAGCCCTTGGTTCACATGGTTCCTATGTTCGACGAGCCATGGGAATTAGATGTAAAAGCCATGGATATCAGCGATTGGAAACGACATTTCGCTCGCTGGAATCATAGTTTCGATCTGGTCTATCAAAAAACCAGAGCACTTGTACAAAAGAGATCACAATGAGAATTTTAACATTAAACAACCGAGCATTTGACTTAAACGAATTACCAGACGAGGTAGACGAAGATACTAGATTTTCAGTCTTAGATAACAGTAATCCGCATGATCCAGATTTCTTTTTTATGCCTTTAATTTTTCTAGAATCGTTTAACAGTCCAGCGATTTTATTGAAAGTCGGAGGACACGAAGTGCAGATGCCTCTAGATTGGTGCATGGTAGTAGGAGACAAAGAGTGCGGATTAGATCCAGAAGTCCTGCCGTTGACCAGTATCAACGAACGAGGGTTTGATGCATTTGTATTCAATCCTATCGGAGGATTTCGAGCAGAGTACATGTCTATAGAAATAGTCAACATATATCAAGACGTTCGCTGGTATTTTCCTAAAATGAAAAATGGACAATTACTCACTGTACCATTGCACGAAGGAGAAAATCCTCCTTGCGTGTTTTTCGTCAAAGAAGTCAGTAGACAGAGCGAAATATTACAGTTACATAAACTAATATAAAGGAATTCTATGAAAGCAGGAAAAGTATGGGGTCAAACAGAACTCCTTGAAGCCAACGGTGTATTAGAGTTTCATCGTATTGAAGCCAAGAAAGGCGGCACATGTTCAAAACACAAACACAAATTTAAGTGGAATGGATTCTTTGTAGAAAAAGGAGAAATGATCATTCGTGTTTGGAAAAATAACTACGACTTAGTTGACGAAACACTACTAAGAGCAGGTGAATACACAAAAGTAGCACCTGGAGAATTTCATCAGTTTGAAGCAGTAACTGACTGTGTTGCCTTCGAACTTTATTGGGCAGAGTTTGACCACGACGACATTGAGCGTGAAACTGTAGGATTTGCAAAAAATGGGAAATCTTAAACCTGGAGCATCTTATCGGTATCGATTAGATCGAGGCACAGTATATGCACAAGACAAAGACACTCTCGACGAAGAGGCTATTGGTTGGGAGTATGACTCGCGAACAGAAGACGGTAGACCTTTGATCGACCACATTCGTGATGATAAACTTTGGGGAGACATTCGACGAGCTGCTAAAACGAACCCTCTCTTGCAAGAAGCGTTAGATCGTGCTAAAATAATATACGAACTGAGCAAAAAAGATGAGCAATGAATTTAAACTAAAAGACATTCTTGCAGCCATTGATCTTGACGGCAAGGAAGTCTGGGATGAACTCACCGACGAGCAGAAAAAAAGTGTGGTGTTTTTTACCTTGAATAGATATATTTCAAATGTGCAAGGAAGCCGAGAATTAAAAGAACACTATCTCCTAGTAGGAAACGAAAGATTTAATAAAAATCTTTTCTCAGTCATGAGCAAACATCCGAAACTTACATGGCAACTAGCATGTTCTTGTAGCCACGAAAGTCGAAAGATTCAGTATCATGAATGGTTAGGAGTGAAAAAAGAAAAAAATAAAAAGGTTTCTTTTCTCGCAGAACTTTTTCCTAACATGAAAATCAGCGATGTTGAAACGCTAGCAGAGATAACCACTGATAAAGAAATCAAACAATATTGTGAATCATTAGGTTGGGATAAAAAACAGATACATGCAATCAAGCTATAAATGCGAATATTGCCAGAAAGAGTTTGTCAAAGAAAAAACTTTGGCTGTGCATGTCTGCGAACAAAAACGTAGACACTTGAGCAAAACAGAAAAACATGTTCAGGCTGGCCTGTTGACATATCAGAGATTTTATGATATAACACAAAAAGGCAAGAATAAAAAAACATTCGATGATTTTGCTGAAAGTCCGTACTATACTGCCTTTGTAAAATTTGGTAGTTTTTTAGTCAACACTTCACCGGTATATCCAGAAAGGTTTATTGACTTTGTTATAAAAAGCGGAGTGAAGTTAGATCACTGGTGCCGAGATGAGTTGTATTATACCTATGTTACTGATTTGATCAAATCGGAGCCTGCTGACGGAGCGATCCAGAGATCTATTAAAACTATGATGGACTGGGGTGACAGCAATACGGCATCATGGGAACATTATTTTCAATATGTAAATCTAAATCGAGCCACACATGATATTAGAGAAGGATTAGTTAGTCCTTGGTTAGTGTTAAATACCAAGTCAGGCAAAGATATGTTAAAACGTATGAATGATGAACAGTTAGAAATCATTTCCCCGATTATCGATCCGCAACATTGGATGCGTAGATTCAAATCATTGCCTGCTGATGTAGAATTAGTCAAAGATATCATCAAGGAGGCTAAGATACTGTGATGACCCGAAAACCTAAAGAAGAACCAGTTGTAGAAGAGTTAGCAGAAAATGAAGAATTTATTTCAAGAGATGATATTGACATCGAAGTAATGAGTACCTATGATGATCAGCCAGCAGTCTATGTTAAATTCACAGGATTTGACGATGAGGAAGATGCAGAAGAGTATGCTAATTTTTTAGCAGAAACGCTTCCTTTATTATTATTTGAAAGCACGAGATTACAGTAATGCCTGACATTGATATAGATTTTGTTGACAGAGAACAAGCACTGAGCCTATTCAATGCGACGGTCGCCAGCAGGATCGATAATGATAGATTAATCAAACATAATACTGGAATATATCTACATAAGGTTCCTGTGGATCCAATCTCGGGACTTTGTTCTATAGACTACGAGTCGGCCGAAGAACAAGGTTACTTTAAAATAGATTTTCTAAACGTAGGTATGTATAAAGGAGTTCGCGACGAAGAGCATCTTATTCAATTGATGAATACAGAACCTTTATGGGATCTTCTAGAACAAGACGACTTTAGTAATCTGCTTTTTCATGTAAACGGACACGGTTCGATACTAAGACAAATGAAACCTAAAAGCATAGAACAATTGGCAGCGATTATCGCAATGATACGCCCGGCCAAAAGACATCTAATAGGAAAATCGTGGGACGATGTAATAATAGAAGTTTGGACTAAGCCTACGAACAAAGAATACTATTTTAAGAAAAGTCATGCCACAGCCTATGCAGTAGCCATAGTTGTGCAGATGAACCTAATCTGTGAAAGCATTAGTTATGGGTATCAATAATGGCTAAAATAAAGAACCCATTGCCGATGACCGTAGAGTGGAAAGGATCTAATGGTAGAGAATTTTATCTTGACAATCAGATCAAAAAAAATAAATGGTCTATCGGTGCAGAAGTTGGTGTAAGATTCGGGAGAACTTTATTTTATCTCTTAGACAACAATCCTAGACTACAAATGTATGCTATAGATATAGATATCTCTCAATTTTATTCTTCTCAGATAAAGGAAAAATACGGAGATCGTATTATCGCATTAGAAGGAAATAGTTCTCTAGTAGCTGAACATATTCTTACAAAATTAGATTTTGTTTTTATAGACGGAGCACACAGTTATAAGGCTGTGATGAAAGACTTAAAAGCCTATGCTCCAAAAGTCAAACAAAAGTGCGGATTGCTAGGGCATGATATCGATTATCCATCAATACAGAAAGCATTGAAAGATTCTTCAATAGATTATGAAGTTGGGCCGGATAACGTATGGCAGCAAAAAATCTAGCTGCTTTTTCTCACTAACGTAATTGATTTACGTTTAATACGTTTTACAATAATATCGTTTAGGCTAGTACAGGGACCTAAAACTACCTTTACATCTTTAGTGCTAAAATTTCTAATAGCGTATCTAAAGTCTATTATATCTTTGTTTAAGAAGATATTGATAGGAATCTGTCTGTTAGATTCCCACCACCAAATTTCGCCTAGTTCTAAAAACTTTTTCTTTTCATCGTCAGAGCGTATGCTGGCGTAATCATACATACTAGTCACCTGAGCATCTTGGTTGATAACGATGCCCACATACTCTTGGGCTACATGTGTTAAAACCGATATAAAAGGAAAATTTTCCTGTAAGTTTTCTGTGATTCTCATAGATAAATATTGCAAAGGTAAGCTAACATGCAACTAAATTCTGTTTATTTATATCCAAACAAAGTCGATGTATTTACTAATTCTTTGGCTACCTGGCAAAAAGAGAGGTATCGCAGAGTGTATAATCGAAACTTAAAAATCTATCGTGGGTGTGATAACCGTGTTGATCTTCAGGTAAGAAATTCAGATGAAAAATCGCAGGATATATCAACTAGACCTTATATAGTGTTTAATCTTATCAATAAAGAAACTCAAGAACTTGTTCTGCAAAAAGACTGTGAAATCGCCAGTGCAAGTGGCGGTAAAGCCTATGTTATTATTACTGAGATAGAAATGACGGCTATTGAAACAGGGTATTATCATTTTTCTCTGCATTCAGAAACTAGAACAATGGTCGGCAATTATCACACTGTATCAGCCAGAACCCCATTATATGTTGATTCGCAGTACGGCACATTTGGCATTGTTGAAGTTGGGCAACATCTAATGGGAGAACCCTTAGATAGTCTTAGAATTGATGAATTCAAAGAAGTTATAGTCAGTGCATCGGCCACTGTAGTAACTGACAAGCATTATTTCAGCAGTATAATAGATGCTAAACCTAATTTAACTGTACCGGCTTCTGTACATACGTTTCAGTTTAATATGAGTAGCTATCATGGCGAAATTGAAGTTCAAGCCAGTCAAGACGAGGGAGCTGACCCTCAAGTTTGGGCAACTGTATCTACTACAACTGCCGATAACGATTCGATACTTTATGGAAACGTTATTGGCAAATATAGTTGGTTTAGAATTAAACATACGCCCGATTTAACTCAAAATAACCCAGGAAGCCTTGACGAAATATTGTACAGATAGTATAATAGGTTTATGACCCTGGTCGTAGACAAATTTCGTTTATTATTACCTCCTAGAACAAAATCCAGCCCCAGCGGTTGGACATCGTTTAACGCTCCCTGCTGTCAGCATCGAGGACATAAACCAGATACTAGAAAGCGGGCAGGCATCCGCTTTGACGGTAATGGTATAGTTTATAATTGTTTTAATTGTAAATTTTCAACAGGATGGCAACCTGGATCACCGTTTGGTGAAAAGATGAAAACCCTAGCTCGATGGATGAGCGCAGGCGAAGATCTGATTAAAGAACTAGTATTTGAAGCTCTTAAAACCGAGGGCGAAGAATATCATCCTGAACAACAACAACCTAAAATAGAATTTACAGATAAAGAACTGCCCGAAGGAGCTATGTCTTTGTTAGATTGGGTCAACAGTGATTATTTCAAAGATATTAGTCAAGAACTAGAACCGGTGATTTCCTATATCGTTAGCCGAGGTCATGACCCGTTCGATGGTAACTTTTTTTGGAGTCCGTCTCCCGGTTACGAAAGTCGAGTAATTATTCCTTTTCGTTGGCAAGGACGTATAGTCGGTAATACTGCAAGAAAAATTACTGTAGGTAAACCAAAATATCTTTCCGATCATCATAGTCATTTTGTTTTTAACTTTGATCAACAGTCCGAAGATCAGAGATACACATTTGTTTGCGAAGGCCCGTTCGATGCTCTTAGTATTAGCGGAGTAGCCCTTCTCACTAACGATATAGCTGAGCAACAGGCTAGGATAATTACTAGTCTAAGCAATGAAGTTATAGTAATCCCAGATCAAGATCGTGCAGGTCTCGCACTGTTTGATAGAGCCAGCGAATTAAATTGGGCTGTGGCGATGCCTACATGGGATTCCGATGTTAAAGATGTTGCTGAAGCTGTACAGAGATATGGTAAACTATTTGTTGTAGTCGATGCCATTAAAACCGCACAGCGAGGCACTATTAAAATCAATATGGCCAAGAAGCAACAAGAACAAAAAATTGAGAGAGCAGAATATGAAAAAAATAATTGATATCTTACTTTGGCCATGGCGAAAGTACCAACAAAATAAGGCATGGAAAAAACGTCTAGCAGAATTAAAAAAGCGTGATCCATTTATCTACAAATGATCACCTGGGGAATAAACGCTCTCAATCACGATGCCAGCATATCAGTGTTTGCAGGTGACGAGTTTAAATTACATCAACGTGCTAGTGAATTTTCTGGAAAACGGGGAGACGATCAGCTCAATTCAGATCTAGTTCGAGCTGCTATAAATGCTAGTAATGGTCAAGGACCTAGTGAGATCGTTTGGTATGAAAAACCACTACTAAAGAAATTTAGACAGATTAGAGCAGGTCAATGGAATTGGGCGTTTGATCGTAACGAACTACCGAAAAGATATCTGTCTAAATTTGCTCTACGATATCCTAAGATTATATATGGTGATCATCATAGGAGCCATGCAGCCGCAGGATTTTTTACCAGCCCTTTTGAAACAGCCACGGTAGTAGTATTAGATGCTATCGGAGAATGGGAAAGTGCTACAATATGGCGAGGTCAAGGCACTAAATTAGAAAAGGTATGGAGTAGGTCTTATCCTACCAGCCTTGGTATTTTTTACAGCGCCTTTACTGATCTCATAGGATTGAAACCGACTGCTGAAGAACATATATTACAGGCTCTTAGTGAAAAGGGCGATAGAGAAAGGTTCTATCATAGAATTAAAAAATATTGGCGTTCAGATTGGACTCTTCGCACTAATCTACATAAAGGTGTTCGAGATTGGCCTTATGACATTCGCCAAGAGGATCATGCAGATATTGCTGCGGCTGTTCAGCGTGTGTTTGAAGAACAAGCGTTAGAAGTATTTTCTTGGGCAGATCGATTAGCACCTAACGAAAATATTGTGTATATGGGAGGCTGTGCGATGAACAGTCTGTTCAATCAACAATACTTAGAAGATAGGTATCGAGGCATATGGAGTTTACCTATTCCTGGAGATGCCAGCAGTGCAATTGGCTGTGTGCTTTATCATAAAAAACTGAGACTATCATACAAAGGTGATCTTGCAAAACACATCAAGATCAAGTATAATAAGCAATGATGGATAGAAATAATCTTTATGTCTGTGGAAACCAATTCGTTCTGGACTGCGAATATGCAGACTATGAAGATTTTTTAGATATGATTCCTGACAGTCCGGGATTAGATTACAGTAGCGAAACGTCGGCATTTAATGCCGGACAGTATCCTATGTGGAGAGATCCTGTAGCATCAAAAGCGATCAACCATCGACAATACACAGATGACGAGCTAGTTCAAAATTCTCGTTGGAATACTGCTTTTGAGAAATTGATAAAATGGACTCAAAAAAAACTTGCTGCAAATCGAATTTATACAGAAATAGTCCCTGCAGTCAGTTGGATGATGGATTATCGAGAACACGGATGGCAGACTGTACACAGTCACGGAAGAAAGTGTATCAGTCAAGTTCTGTATACAGAAGCCAGTGTTGATCAAACAGACGACGGAAAAAGTTTTCTACATGGAGCTATGTTTGCATTTATGAATGACGGACAACCACCGTTCTATCGAGCTTTTCCTGCCAAGGCCGGCCAGTGTATAATAATAAAAGGAGATGTATTCCATGGAGTTTATCCGGTGAAACTAACACCGCGTAGATGTCTAGTAGTGGACTATTTGATATTACAATGATAAAAGATTACGGAACAGAAGTACAAAAATTATATCTTGAACTAATGCTGGCAGATGCTGAAGTATTTGTTAGATGTCAAGGTATATTTGATCATACTTTATTTGATCGAAAATTACAGGATGCTGCAGAGTTCATCAATGAATACGCTAAAAAATATTCAGTTCTGCCAGACTATGAAATGGTCAATGCCACATGCAGAACAGATCTTCATCGTCCAGAGGAAGCCAAAGAAGGGCATCTCGAATGGCTTATGGATGAATTTGAATCCTTTACTAGGCACAAAGCTCTAGAACGTGCGATCATCGATAGTGCAGATCTGTTAGAAAAGAATGACTACGGTGCTGTTGAAGTCATGATCAAAGAAGCAGTTCAGATTGGTCTAGCCAAGGACATGGGCACTGATTATTTCGCTGATCCTAGAAGTCGATTGCTACGCATCAAAGACAAAAATGGTCAGATCAGTACTGGATGGCCCAGTCTTGATCGCAGGCTGTTTGGTGGTATGAACAGAGGTGAATTGAATATATTTGCGGGCGGATCAGGTGCAGGTAAGAGTTTATTCTTGGCTAATCTCGGAGTGAACTGGGCATTGCAAGGATTAAATGTAGTCTATCTTACTCTTGAGCTCTCGGAAGATCTAGTCTGTATGCGTATGGATGCAATGACTACTGGTATCCATACCAAAGAAATTTTCAAAGAACTAGATGATGTGGAAATGAAAGTTCGGATCATAGGAAAGAAATCAGGAGCATATCAAGTCAAGTATATGCCCAGCGGTAAGACTGCCAATGACATTCGTGCATATCTCAAAGAGTATGAAATCAAAACTTCTAGAAAGGTAGATGTACTGTTAGTAGACTATCTAGATTTGCTCATGCCAATCTCTAAGAAAATTTCACCTGCGGACTTGTTCATCAAGGACAAATATGTCAGTGAAGAACTGAGAAATCTAGCTGTAGAACGTCAATGTATATTGGTCACAGCCGCACAGTTAAATCGAGGTGCTGTAGAAGAAGTTGAGTTCGATCACAGTCATATCTCGGGCGGTCTGTCAAAGATACAGACTGCGGATAATGTGTTTGGTATCTTTACTAGTAGAGCAATGCGTGAAAGAGGAAGATATCAAATACAGTTGATGAAGACACGTTCTAGTTCCGGCGTTGGACAAAAAGTAGATCTTGAATTCAATCTTGAAACTTTAAAAATTACAGATCTACCCGAAGACGAACAAGAGCATAGTGGGGCTACTTCTAGAGGAGCCAGCAGTATCATTGACAGTATTAAAAATCGCAGTACCGTACAAACAGTCGATGATGCCAGCGATCCCAGCAAAGGTATCAGCATAGGAAAAGTCAGAGCCAATGTAGAGAGTACCAAGCTGAGAGAAATTCTCAACAATATGAACAGCGATGAAGAGTAAGAAGGTTTTACTAACTAGTTGGGAATGGACCACCGACGAGGCAGCCCATAATCTAGATATAGATTGGCCGAGAGTCCAGAGAAATATAGGATCTGATCATTTGAAATGGTTGTTAGCACAAGATAAAGAATCCTGTCAATTACTGCTAGAAACTAACAGTACCTGTATTAAATTAGTAGCAGAATTCTATAATGAACATATACTCACAACCTATCATCTAATGTGGGCTAAATAATGGATGCGCATTACAGAACTGCTAGAATCCAAAAATTACGTCACAGTCAACAGCAGATTAAATCCTAAACTCTGGGATGGTGATCAGCTAAGACCGGAAGTCGAATCTAAATTAAAAGAAATCGCCCGAGCTTTTGAAGATTTTATCGGAGTCGATATCAAGGTTATAGATTATACAATAACCGGATCTAATGCCAATTATACTTGGACTGCATATTCAGATCTTGACCTACATCTTATAGTTCCCGGCACTCCCAGCGAAGAAGAACGAGAATTGTTTTCAGCAAAAAAGAGTCTTTGGGCTGAACAACGTGATATTACTATTCGAGGACTTCCGGTAGAATGTTATGTGCAAGGTGATAAAGAAGAACACCATAGCACTGGAGTGTATAGCATAGCTAACAATCAATGGCTGGTCGAACCAAAGAAAATAAAACCGGAAGTAGATGATAGTGCCGTGGAAGCTAAGAAAGATGCTGTACTTGCTGCCGTAGAGCAGGCGCTAATCTCCAACGATCTCAACAAGTTGCGCTCAGTAAAAGACAAGATTACGCAGATGCGTAAGGCAGGACTAGCTCGCGCCGGGGAATGGTCAGTGGAAAATCTAGTGTTTAAGATCCTACGCAATCTAGGACTAATCGATCAGATCACTGATAAAATCAGAGAACTAGAAGATCAAGAACTTAGTCTAGAACAGTCACAGACTAATAATCAGTATTAAAACTCAATGTAATTCTTGATCGAGTTTGGTTGACTTCTGTTGAATGTTCAAGCCAGCTAGGAAACAATATCAATAATCCTGTTTCGCAGGGCATGTCTATGAAATTAGCACTAACAGAATTTTCTGTTCTTACATCTTCGTGCATTCTTAGTGATGCTAACGGACTGTAAAATCTTAAAGCAGCACTGCCTTCGTCGGCATGTAGATATAATGCTCCGGATACCACGCTCATCTCGTGACGATGATTATCTACTCGTTGACCAACACCAAGGTCGTTGAACCAGCTATTAGTGATCTTTACTGAGGCCACTCCTAGCTCACTGACATAATCGTTGACTGACTCTTGTAGGCGAGACCGAATGCCTGCGAATCTGACATCATTTAGAATGTTTTTTTCAGTACCGTAACTGCTGACTGCGCCCGGTAAAAGTCGATGTGATTCGGTTTTTTCTGTAGATATGAAATCAGCAAGGCCCTTGATATCGGGATCCTTGCTGAAGTCGTAGTGTGCTATCAGTGTGGGAAATAATGCAAACTTGTTCAAGTTACTCGTTTCTGCTGCCAAACAACTGTAATAGATTTAAGAAGATGTTGATGAAATCCATATAGAGAGTCAATGCTCCAAGAACTTCTAGTTTACCATCATTTTCCATAGTGACCATGTTACGGATGTTCTGTGTGTCATAGGCTGTCAGCCCTAGAAAGATCACAATAGCCACGGCTGAAATCACCATAGTCATTACTGAACTGCCGATAAAGATGTTGATGATGCTGGCTATGATAATAGCAATCAGTCCCACGAACATGAACTGTCCCATGCTGGTTAAATCACGTTTAGTAAAATAACCATAAAAACTCATAACAGCAAACAACACCGCGGCTGACATGAACGCTGAGAAAATACTGGTTGCTGTATAGACTACGAAAATAGCACTGAAGCTGAGACCCATTAGAGCCGCAAACCCGTGCAAGAATGCAGTCAGTGTAGATTTGCTCATCTTGTCAAAGGCAAACCCTGCGACCAATATCACCACCAGGGGGGCAAACATCACGATCCATTTCATGGCACCCGTGAATAAAAACGCCATCAGTGCAGGCGAACTGGATACCAATAGGCTAACGATCATGCTGGTCAACACAGCTAGGCCCATATGTTTATAAACCCTGGCCATGGCTTCATTGATCTGTGAAGCAGAACGCCATACTGCGGATCCTGCATAAGATGTATCGAACATAAATTTCTCCTTGAATAAACTGAGTAGTTTATATTATACTATAATTGTATTTAACTGTCAACCTTATTTGTCCAGTTGAAATGTCTTTAGACCCATTCTTTTGGCCCAGGGTATCTTGGGAGCGAACTGATCTCGGAATCTGCGATTATGCTCGAATGTACAGACATCCAATTCTTTCTTGACAAACTCCTCGTCTTGTAGACTGTGAGGCTTTAGTAGGCCTTTGATGAATCCTTCAGTGAGATCGGGCGCAGTATCCGTTTCAAAAGCTGTGATGATCTTGTTGGCTAAGATCGTGTGATTGCTGAGACACAGGTGATTATATCTGCAGTCTAGCCCGTACCAATATTTGGCATCTCTATCGCTGTCAGGATCTTCGAACTCCCACTGCTGTACGTCGTCCATGATCACCCCTTTGGCCAACATAAACTCTGACCATTCCACAGCTTGATCTAGATCCTGGCTAAAACACTTGATAACCAAAGGTCTGCGTAGGCCACGTTTTAAGATCTGATAGCAGAGATAGCCAAAACGATTATTGATGTTCATTAGATCCAACTGAGGACGCTGTATGTGTTTGATATACATCATTATCGCTGTGGTTTCTTCTTTGGTAGCGTGTTCGTCTAGATCTATGATATTGGTGTTGGTCAGCCCAGGCAATCGATCTATAAACCACATCCTTGAAGGATGTGTGAGAGTGACGATCAGATAGTCCTCGGGTGTCATTTCATATTCTAACCATGCCTGCAGATGCGTCCAAATCCAATCTTGGCTGGCACCCATGAGACTGGCATTGCGTACTTCTATTTCACAGCCATGCTGTTCGCTGAGACGATCTCTGATCAATCTAGTGTAGATAGGAGGATCCGACTGATCCTGGGGTAAAGGCGGTACTGAAAAACTGTCGCCTATGATATAGAGTTTAGGGTTAGTCATAATATATTGTATGTATCAATTCAGCCATTTTATGCGCTTTTTCTTGACTCCTGTTAAATACATATATTATAATACTATCTATGCTGAGTATAATCAACACTGTTACTGAAGAATTGGTAAGCCTGCTCAAGGATGACCCTGTGCGCCCAGAAATACCTGCGGCAGAGCGTGTGGACAGCCAGGGCAGGGTTTTCGTCTTGAAAAATGATCAAGGAGAACCCATGGCAGTGACCTGTGTGAAGTTTCTAGCAGAAATCCCCGAGACCGTGGAAGATCTACAGCAGATCAGCAAAGACACCACTACCGCAGTGTTCTATACCATTTGGAGTTATGCCCAGGGTGCGGGCCGTGAATTGATCACAGCAGCAAGATCAAAGATTGAACAGGAACAGCCTGAAGTCAAGACATTCGTGACCCTGAGTCCTAAGACAGAAATGGCTCGTAGATTCCACCTCAAAAACGGTGCTGAGATCTACAAAGAAAATCCCACTACCGTAAACTATCTCTACCGCTGATCAGCGTGTCAATCTGGGCTTGGCGCCCACGGTGTAGAGTTCAACTTCAGGATTCCAAGTTTCACGGCTACGCTGGCTCTGTGATTCAGCTAGGGCCTGTGCAGCTGCCATGGCCTGGGAATAGTCAGTGAAGACACGGCCTGAGAGATCCTGTTGCTGTATTCTAGTACCGGTGCCCATTTTACGGGCCATGATTTTGTATGCTTGCATCTCTTGCTCCTCGCTGATGTATTTATCGCGGAGCTCTGCGATTTTTCACAGCCGTAGTTATTTGACCCGGTAATTTATGGTTAGTACCACTCGCTCTTCATGCTCCGAAGGCGATGTAGAACTGTGGAAATGTTCCCCAGGAAAATCAAACCATAGATTGGCTGTGGGGCGCTGCCGGAACCATTCTGTGTAGTTCTTGCTTTCGTGGCGCTGCTCAAAGACCACAGTGTCTCCACTGGAATCTGCAGGGTAGAATATGCCTGTGCGGTGCGGTCCTGCGATGTCTATGTGTGGAGAGTGCTGTATGGCGTGGGGTGTACGGGTACACAGGCCCAGTCGTATTCTGCTGATATCCTGTAGCTGCTGTCCGTTGCGATCACAGGCAGTCATACAGATGTGTGTGCAGAGTTCAGCGAGATTTGATATTGGCTCACCTTCTTTGACTATCAAGTGGCTGAATGATCCCGCATACTCTCTGATGGTTTCTAGGTCAGTGGGATCAGCGGTAAATGGTAGATAGTACCAGTGTATGGCATTGTCTAGAAGCCTTGCCTGGGCGAACTCAAACTGATTGCGACCCAGTAGATTTTCTACGATATTGATTTTTCCGTCATATTTGCTCATACACTACTTATGATCAGTCTAACAGTGTGCGTATGATTCTTGACTGTTCGGGATACTGCAGAAGCCATAGATCGCTGTACCAGGGATTTGAAAACAGCAGCCACCAATCTGCGGGTATGGCCGCATTGTAGACCTCAGTGTTGACCCATGATCTGGGCCAGTATCTGACCCACTGCGACCAAAGCTGTAACTGCTGTATCTGATACTCATCAAAAGGTTCCAGATATACCAGCAGCATGATGATCTAAACTAGTCTAGAAGCAGTGGGCTAGGATCAGCTGAACTCATTTTTTCGTCCTGCTCAGCATGTTGGCGGCGATCATCAACATGGCACGAGTGCGGTCTAGATCAGCAGGCTGTTCCTTCCAGCCCACTGTGATCTGACCGATGAATCTTGTGTTGTCTGGAGGAACGCTGATCCTGCAGCCGTATCTCATGCCTTGGTCGATGTACCACAGCCCAATCTCGCTCTGGGCCGTGAGATATTCTCCGCAGGGCGTTTCACCGGCCATGAGGGCCACCACATCACGATTGTTGGCAGCGTTGGCGGAAAACAAGCCCACATCTATGCCTTCCTTGGTCTTGTCTCGACCTTCGCGAGTGTAAGCACGATACAATACTCTTGTGCCCAGCATGGGGTTGACCTTGAACACAGCCACCACTTCGGCCTGGGTGTATTTGAACAAGTGTTTGACAGCATCATCCAAGCGGTCGTCCGCTATCTCTGGCAGTCGCTGGTGCTCTTTGTAGGCACCCAGCAAGATCTCTTGGTTCTTGTAAAGCATGACCCCGGTGAATCCCACCACGGCCATGATCAAGATGGCCACGAGTTTGAACGGCGAGTCTACATAGGCCAGGATCTTGGCCAACCAGTCTGTGGATTCACGCCGTTGTGTCATTATAACATCGGTGGGGGCACCGTGGGATTGTCAGATCTAGGAGCTTCTTGCTGTGGCGGACTAGGTACCACGGGCTGCGGAGCACGTTTGTTCTGTGCGGCTGTGGCTCGATCTCGTTGAGCTTGATCTCGTGCGGTCTTTGCCATGTTAGCTAGCAGCACTGGGTACAACATTTAGCTCGTAGGGCATTTTGCCGGGTTTTGAGGGATCGTGTGCAGGATGTTGAGCCTGTACGCCTACACCCTGGATGTAACTGATGTCTTGATCGTCCATGGAGATATCCTGTGCAGAGAATTCTGGTGCTGTGAATGCTGCCTGTTTGTCAGCGGCAGCGAGTCGGGTTTGTTTGGCCATGTTCTAGCTCCTTTTAGCTTATTTAGCTCAGTGATCCTGTCGTCCCCACTGTATCCTAGCCCATATGCGATCATAGACATAGAATGATGTCATCCATATGGCATTGATGATCAGTGTGGGGATCAGTGCAGATTCTAGACTCTGACCTGAGACCAGCAGCATTATGTAGGTGGTGATCAAGACCCATATGCGATATATGACTGTTTTGACTAGGCTGCGTCTGCGAGTTTCGTAGATCACTGTAATAACAGCTCTAGCAGCGTAATGATGTCTACCCAATCTAGGGGAGGTGGAGATGGTGGAAGCATATTAGTATATAGCCCGAAGGGGCCAGCAAAATTTTAAATGCGAAGCATCGCGCGATTTTTCAGCGCGAAGCGCACAGCGGTAGATTTTTTCAGTTAGGCAAAATACCTAGCGTAGACACGATCAGCAAAATTCTCGTGATGTGTGACACTGGGATGCATGTCGTTTTCTGCGGGGGGAATTGAAGGATCGTGTATGACAAAACATGAATCGTGATCCACCTGAAGATCGTACCACGTTCGGGGATCAGGTATCACATAGGGCTCTCGCAGTGTGGGATCAAGCTGACTTCTAGCCTGTTCAAGTTGATCTAGAATGCTTTCAGGTTCCACACTTAGATGTATGACTCTAGCGCCAGTGGCACGTAAAAACCCATCTGTCATAGATTGTAGAACTAGACTGTTGTAGTAGCGATTGTAGACACCCATAGGATCTAGATAGGTATACTTAGTGGCCTGCTCTATATAGCGTTGAATATGGTCATCAGTGGGTTTAGAGGCAGTCTTAGAATGCTCCAGCCCAAACAGCTTGTTAAAGCCCAATATCACAGTTCGCCAATTTAGAGACGGTTCAACAATACTGGCAAATGGCACTGCGGTTCTAGCGGGCCATTGTAGACTGAGTCTAGATAGATAGGTCCACATCACAATGACTACATCGTCGGGAGCAATGTCTTTGGCTGCGGCTGCACATTGGCGAGCAATCTGCTGGAAACAGGCACCACGACGGGCATGATTTATCACGGGCACGTTGAGTTGACGACCTAGTTGTGCTGGCCAAGCAAATTTGCTGGGTTGATAAAGATGTATGTCGCTCCAATGAATGCCCAATTCCTCAATACGTTGGCTAGCGCGATCACCGGTGAGTGGATCTCCCTTTTCGTCAAGAACGGGTTTAACCACATCGGGCAATGCAAAACCCTGGGAAATAGAACAGCCAAATACGTGCAGTGTTGTCATGTGAATATTTACTAGGGGAAAAGTCTCTAGAGGAGTAAACGTGATCCTAGCAAAATGGGAGTATAGGGGGAAAAAATACTGTGCGTATTTTTCAAAACTCCGGGAATCTAGAGGCTGTGGTGATTTTATAGTGGATTATAGCTGTAGCCCAAATGGGAGTACAGGGATAAAAATTTGGCTGCGCAAAAAATTTGGGTAGTAACTTTTTCTTTTCAGGGTGGTGATTTTATACCACTACTAGCTAAGTTAGCACACACTAACATACATACCGGCAGCCACCATCAGCACCTCGGTGATTGGTGCTGCTGGCATGACCTCAGGTGCCCACAGCAGATTCTCTCAGCGGCACGATCCCATGCGGGGATCTGCTCGAACAGTGCCCGGCCCGGTTTAGGATCGTGCGGCGCATCGCGATGATCTCGCGAGAACCCTGTAGCTGAGCAGCCTGCTATCAGTGTGCAGATGCTAACTGCAAATACGGCTAATAGTATCTTTGACATCTTCAGTGATCTCCATGTGTTGGTCCATGACTGCTGCGATCATCAGCTGATGTACGACCACAGCAGCCTGCTTGTACTCTGGGGGCAGGGCTCGCATCAACTGATCTACTGCGGCCTGTGATTCACAGCTCCAGATCATGTCAGCGATCTGCGACTGCTGCCGAGTCAGGCCTTCTAGGGTGATAGCCATTTAGATCTCTTCCCGGACCAGCAGTGTGCCCACCCACAACACGATAAGGCTAGTCACAGCAACACCTATGCTGGCTATGAGTTCTGCTGTTTCAAGGCTGTTCTCTACACCGCCTATCGCAAAGCCTGCGCCTAGGATACCGGCAATGATAGCAATCATTCCCACTCGAACTTTGATTAGTTCTGTCATTTCTGCTCCTGTTTGTTTAGTGTATGTATTATAGTCTCAAACCGGAAACCCGTCAAGTTTACGGAAATAGCTGTAGGGCAAGCCAATTAGGTAGCAGAGGTAGTCTTCATCACCATTGCTGCCTTC